CCTGACCGTCGCTGTTGCTGTCTCCGTCTTGAGGTTGCCCGCTTCCAGGCATCGGCAGTGGGATGCCGTAGACTTCGATGATGGCGTTGCCTCCCCCGTCGGTCTCTTGCTTGTTGGGGTCGTAGCCGTCCCCTTTGCACTTGTCGATGAGCATGGCCAGGTATTCTTCGAACGACTTGCTCTTGGGGAAGCCCCAGGGCTCGTTTTCGGGGAACTGCAAGTGTTTTTTGTGCTCGCGGAAGTTGGCGAGCTCCACGAGTGAGCGCAGTGCTATGTCGTTGGCCGCGAAGTCTTGCGCAATGTTGATGAGGGGGAAGAGTTGGTTCCACTGGTAGTTGTTGGCGCTGCAGATTTGCTTCATGTGCAGGCTGCGCTCGATGTGCGATAGGACGATGTGCACGGCTTCGTGGATGACGACCATGATGCGCAGCGGCATCGGGATTTTGCTGAAGAATTCCGGGTCCCAGAGGAACATGAATTTCCCTTCACGAGTGAGGGAGACCGCGGCGGTACCGATGCCGGGAGCCGCACGACGGCCACAGCCGTTCAGGATGCGGCCCCAGAAGTTGTTTCCACCTCGGGGCGAACAGGCCCACTGGAGTACCTGAGAAAGAGCTTCTGCGGGGTTTTCTGCGCTTTGCATTCCGTTGCCTCCTAACGTATAATTGGTTGTGTTTCACTACCCCAGAGGTTGAGGGACAGATATGACAACTATTCCGTATGACCAAACATGTGATCCTGGATACTCGCATCTTCGAGTGGTGCTGGACCGCTTCCCTGAGCTCAAGGAAGTGGCCAAGACCGCCAACATCGATGACAACGAGTTTTCGAATCTTCCGGACGACTCTTTTGCATGGCCTGGAAAGCGTCGTTATCCTCTCCACACGCGAGAACACACTGCACTCTCTTTAGGTTATCGTAAGTTGGCAGGCGCGGTGCCAACTGAGGTAGACCAGATGTTGGAGAAGGCAGCGTCCGTGTATGAGATCGATCCCTCGATCTTTGAGGTCTCCGAGGCTGAAAAAACAGCGTCGGAGGAACGTTACGTTTTCCCAGAAAAACAGCGATTCCTGGTGAAAACAGCTGAGGATGTGAAGCTTGCGGAGCAACGCATCCGGGAAGTATACCCCCAGCTCACTGTTGAAGATCGTGCTGAAGGTTTGTTCAATCTCTGCAAGTTCGCAGAGGAATTGGGTGTTACACTATCTCCTTCTACCGAGAAACTAGCGGGATTTACGCTGACCAGTACTCGAAAGCTCAAGGACTGGTTGGAGGCGCGTCAAGAGGTTACTCGAGGTCGAGTTTACGGAGACGCGTTTGCCAAGTTGGCTGAATCCCTGGAGGGTGTCGCTCCTGAAATTCATGATCGGACGTTCCAGGTTGAATTGGCTTCCGCGATTCACGAGCTTGACAAGGAGGCAGGGATTACCAATCTCTATGGGCGTAAGCTCCCTGATCCTATCCAGACGGTATTCAATTCGGAGAAGCTAGCAGCGAATACTTTGGAGTTCGGTACCGGTATGATGCTGGATAAGAACAAGCTCGCGGCTCTTCCTCTTTCATTTTGGAAGGACCTCTTGGGGGACAGCATAGCAGCTGAAATTTCCAGTGATGGTGAAACCGTCAATCCTGAGGCTCTGATGCATCTGCTCCCCACGTTACCCGCTGACGTCAAAGCCATCGCACAGAAGCAACTAGCGTCGTACGTATGATTGAAGCTTTGGAAAAACTGGGGAGTAGCATCTCAGCTATCCCTGAGTCCCTTCCTGAAACGTCCCGAATTCGTTCTATAGAGTTTCTAAAGAACGCGGACGATAGTCGGTGTGCTGCGGTATTGTACGCGGCTGCGCGGAACGCTTACAGTTTGGGTTTGCTGTCCTGGGAACCTGAAACTATCTGGCTTACGATGGAAAAGGATGGCATTGACCTGGGACTTGTGAGTCGAGACAAGTTGCTGGCAGTTAACGCTCTCATTGTTAATCCGCAATTCTATTGGGACCACCTCGTATTTGAGAACACAGTGCACGCGTTCGTGGGGAACATCAGCAATCCTGACGTAATACAGGAGTGCCATCCCTCGGAGATGGCATGGACTGTGTACGAGGCTGACGTAGTGCGAGGGATGGACCCAGAAGGCAAGGGCGATGCCGAGTTTGATGAGGATGTGCAGCAGTACATCGCTGTTTGCCTGAAGCGAGCAGGCTTCATTTGCGCGCCAGTAAACCTGGAATTCGCGGAGGATAACCTCGTAGAGCTCCAGCCAGATGAGTCAAAAAATTTACGAAAAGAAGTTCAAGATGCTTGGGCGAAGTTGGATAAGGGGGCCCTCCGGAATACCCAGTTCGCGGAGGACCCCCTCGGAGTGAACTTGTCTCGGCTCGCAGGAACCTACGTTTACGTAGAGGACCTCGCGAAATCCATGGGACAGGACTTCCTGGAGCTCAAGGGAGTTTGAACTCTGGAGTGATTTCCAGCCCCATGTCCGGCAGGCTGCGACGTCCTTTATCCGTTAGGATGTTCAGGTCTACCCAAGCGTCGGTCTCCTGCAGAGCCCGAGACAAGTCTGCGAGGTAGTCGTTGCAATTCAGCTTCTGCGCGAGCGGACGCAACGCGCGCTGAACGTAGATGCGTTCATAGACCGGCAGGATGAGGAGGAGCGTGATGAGTTCGTACATCACGTCCTCCACGGGGGGCGCCTTCTCGAACACGTCCTTGAGGGCGGTGAGGCATTGCATGCGACGTTTTATCAGCTGGGTTTCGGCTTTTACGGGATCGTCAGCGTAGTCCGCGTGACTGAGGACCCCCGCGAGTTCCAGTAGTCGTGACATATCAGCTCCCCCTCAAGGCGCGCTCGACTTCCGTCTGGGCGTCGTCCAAGCTCGTGTGGATTTTGATCCAGTTCTTGTGTGTCTGGACGTGCCGCATCAGATCGAAGAGGTAGTCCTTGGCGTTCGCCTCGTCGGCGTACTTCTTGAGCTGCGAAAGGACGCTGACGCGCATCTCATTCGGCAGATCTTCGAGGTACATGACGAAGTTCCCCGCCGTGACCTCGACGTCGGGTTGCAGGCTGAACATGTAGGTGAGGACGTTGACGTTGAGTTCGGTGATCTTTTCCTGCTCGGACTTGTTGAGGAGGAGCCGCACCGGCTTCCGCGCCATCTTCTTGTAGTTCAGCACCACGTCCTCCGCCCGGACGGCCGTGCGGTTGTCTTTGAGGTGCTCGACGAGCTGGGTACCCATGTGGATACCGACCGAGGCCGCGAAACGGCAGAGTGCGAACTCGTTGTCCAGCGGCTTGTGCATCTTCTCGAGCATGTAAGCATCGAGAGAGATGGTTTGCACCGTGGCCGGACACATATACTGCTTGCCCTCTCCCTGCGCCTTCTTGTCGTACAGGTTCTTGGGGTACTGTACGATGAAGTCCAGGACGCCCTCGTGGCACGGACGGCTTTTGCCGTCGTCGAAGCACTGCCGGTCGCTCATGTGGAACTGATCGCTCGAAGCGTGCGCGACCCAGTCCTTGAACGACTCTAGCGCGAAAAACCACTTCAGACGGCGGCGAAGTGCAGCGTTGTTTTCGATCTGCGTGACAGCGTACTGCGCCGTTGCCGGGTTCATCAACGCGATGACGATGGCCTCGTCCGGGAGGACGTAGTTGAACATTCTCCGGTCTTCGATGAGCGAGAAGAACATGGCGATGCTGTGCTGGAGACCCTGGTTGATCTCCTCGAACAGCATGATGGACTTCTCGCCTTTCTTGGGGAACACCGACGGAACAAGAAGATCGAAGTAGCCTTCGGGCGAATCCTTGGTGCTCGGGATGCCGGTGCCCACGAGGCCGTAATGCGCGGTGCGGATGTCGTAGATGCTCGCGCCCTCTTCGCGGGCGATCTCCGCGATGATCTGGGACTTTCCGATGCCCGCTTCTCCGACGATGCAGATGGCGCCGCGGTGTTGTCGGGTCTTCCAGGTGAGCAGAATCTGGTCCTTGATCTCCGCGATGGTGGCGCGCGGGATGTCGTACTTGTCCGCGTAATGAAGTTTCTTACCTGCTTCTTCTTCTTGCCTGCCTCTTGCCATGTTGGTAACCTCTCTTTGTTATGAGCAACTCCCGCTCTACATCATTATCCGTCGTCGCTGAAGCCTGGATTCAGCTTGACGGAAAGGATTTTCGGTTAATGGACTGGCCGATGCACCGCGCTTTCTACGACGGGCGTTATCGACGAACTTTGTTTAAAACTGCGCGCCAGGTCGCGAAGTCTACTACGTTAGCGAATTTCTCCATCATCGAGTGCAGTCTTATACCACACTTCTCCACCATGTTTGTTAGCCCTTCCAAAGAGCAGACAACGCGATTTTCGAATACTCGTATCGGAAAGACTATGCGGTACTCTCCGATCATTAACGAACAGTTCTTACGTACAGATCTTGCAGACCGTGTTTTCCATAAACAGTTTACGAATGGTAGCGAGATGCTCTTTACCTACGGTTGTGATGATGCTGAGCGTTTACGTGGCCCGTCTACTGACCGCAATATGTATGACGAGGTTCAGGATATTCTTTACGACCCGGTCATCACAGTGGGTAATGAGACTATGGCCGAATCGGATTACGCTTTTGAGACTTACGCTGGAACTCCTAAGACGATGGAGAATACCATCCAATATCTCTGGGAGCTCAGTACCCGGAGTGAGTGGGTAATGAAGTGCGACGGGTGTGGTAGTCACGTTTTTGTGGATAGTGAAAAGTGCCTAGGTAAGTATGGACCAGTTTGTCCGAAGTGTAAGCACTACTTGAATCCGTTTACAGGTCAGTGGATCGACATGGTTCCCAGTAAGAAATTGCAGGGATTTCACATCAGTCAACCGATGATGCCCCGTAACGTTCCCTTAGCTATGCGTTCCGCTGGTAGGTCGAGTGCTGAGGTTAAACAGGCAGAGTTGCGCTGGGAGCGTATCCTGCAGAAGTTTGAAGAGACGCCCCTATCTACTTTCCGTAATGAGGTTCTGGGCGTCTCAGATGAGATTGGTAGTCGGCTCTTGTCGCAGGAGGAGCTCGAGTCGCTTTGTACGGGGGATCCTCTGCAACAGTTCCCAGATCGTAAAGCCCTTCAAGGAATTACGCAGATTGTCGCCGGAGCTGACTGGTCGGGGGGCGGCACGACAGGCGTCTCACGTACTGTTCTTTGGATCTGGGGTTGGCGTCCGGTTGACCAGAAACTCATAACCTTGTTTTACAAGGTATACCCTGGTACTAACCCGGTGACTGCCGTAGAAGAAATCGCGCTGGTCTGTAAGCAGTATCAAGTGTCGATGTTCTGTGGAGATGCTGGAGAGGGCGCGCTGGCTAACGACCTCATGCGTACTCATCTCGGGCATCACCGGGTAATCCAAGTGCAGTATGGGATGCAGGCTAAGGCACTTAAGTTCAATCAGGTAGACCGTTATACGGGTGATCGTACCACCCTGATCGATAATTACTTCATGATGCTGAAGCAAAAGAAAATAGAGTTTGGTCCCCTGGCGGAGATGCGTGTTGCTATCAACGACATCCTTAACGAGTACGAAGACGTTACACACACGGACCGAAAGGTGTGGCGCCACTCCCCGCAGAAGCCCGATGACTGTTTGCATGCGGGCCTCTTTGGGTGGTTGGCGTGGAAGATAATCAATAAAGACTTCAAATTCTGGCAAGAGTAGTGCTGCTATCCTTTCGCTGGTCGCTTACCAGCAGAGAGTGCCTCGTGTATGTAACACGAAACTCTCCGGCGTGTAGCACGCCGTAGGAGTGGGTTCTCCTTCCAGCACTGAAAAAGGTACTGCTGTGTTCCTCCTGTAACTCTGAAGGCTTGGCCAGAGTTACAGAAGAACGCCGTTTTAGTGGCCCCTGAACTCGCCGAAGTTTTTCGGCGAGTTCCCTGGGCCGATTACTGATTCTCAGATCGGTACTGCTGTGAGTCCCCGTAGCCCGGCCCTAGCCGAGGTTGATGTACAAGGTCCGATGAGTACATCATCCTCAGAGAGGGCTCGGGCTACCAGTGGATCTCAGGTACTGCTAGCGTAATGGAGTCACTTCCTCCGCTGCATGTCTCGAGCTGCGTGACAACGTAGTTGTAACGCGCCGAGCATGTCGGCGGAGGTATGTGAAGCCATTTGCCAAGCCAGCCGCAGTCGTTACCTGTTGGGAGAGTAGCTCCCCCTCTCTTCCTGCAAAACAAAGAATCCAGTACCATTCACTTTTACCTGTTATTGTGCGAGCTTTTCGAAATCACTTTTGATCTCGTGCTCGAGGTAATCGTCTCCGCTCACTTCGGTTTCTTGGACGCTTCCACTTAAGTATTTATCCACATCGCTTAGCTGACCGTATGATGGGCCGACTTCTACGTCCCACAAGAAGGGGACAGGCAACCAGCGATACTGGTCGTTAACTCGTTTAACCCCGTGCTCTGTGATGAAATCCGGCATCTGAGAAACGTACTTCTTAGGGATCTCCGCAACCAATGAGTCATGTACTGTAATGAGGAGGTTGCCCTCGAAGTCCCGACGAATAGGTTCATCGACAGCGTTCAGAACGCGCATAATGATCTCAGAGCTTGTGCTCTGGATCAGCATGTTGACAGCTTGACGCTCAGCCTTGTTCCGCATCTTGAAGGTCATGCCCCGGAGGTTGAACCTCCGACGACGCCCGAAGAACGTTTCTACACACCCGAGATACTGCACCTTTTCCTTGGTGCGTGAGATGTACTCGGGGATGGTGGGGAACATTTTGAACAGGGAGTCGATGATGGCAGCGGCCTGCGCTTCGGGGATCCCGACGATCCCCGCGATCTTTTTGGGGGCCGCGCCATAGAGAATACCGAATACGACTCGCTTGATGTTGCTACGCAGTTTCCCGAGTTGCTGCCCGTAAGCTACGTCTGGACCAGGGTTCTTGTCAGTTCCGACGTAGTATCCGCGCTTCTGGAAGTCCTCATAGCTCCAGTCGTGCACGTCATCAATTCCAACAAGCTGAAGAACGCCTGCGCGGTCACCTGCACTAACGCCGTCTAGAATCGTTGCGGGGTTGAGCACCATCGAAGAAAAGTAGCTGTGGGGGTCGAGGCCCTCGTTGAGGGCGGTGATCAGGTTCTTGTCGCGGCTGTAGGCCGCGTAAATTCGCACCTCCGCAGCTTTGGCGTCTGCGTTCATGATGACCTGGCTATCCGGGTCTGTGGGTATGAAGCAGCGTTTGATGTTGTGATTGCCGATCTTCTTGGGGATGTTCTGCATGTTCTCGTCTACGGACGAGAGCCTCCCCGTAGCAGTGCCGTGAATCTTGAAATTCGTATGCATCCGACCATCTTCTTCGCTCAGGACCATGATGTTCTCGACGAACGTGTCCCGAGCTTTGGTCAACGCGCGGTATTTCAAGAGCGTATCGGAGAACCGACAGTCGTACTGGTTCTTGAGCACACGGAGGAATTTAGCGTTTGTAGAAATGAGCCCGGTGTCGGTGTAGGGGATGTCGTCTTCCGGCACAACGCCGGTATGGCATACTGGTTCGTGAGTTTCGGGGTGCAAGTACCCGGCACCGAAGAGAATCTTTCGAAGTTGCGCCACACTTTTAGGATTGAAATCTTGGTCTCCCAGAGTACGTGGAGGAATCATTCCCAACAGCTCGATCTTGTACTCAAGCATAGACGTGTCCATCTTCTCTGCGAGGTCGAGCACGTAGGGACGATCTACGCGCATTCCAACTTCTTCCATTCGGGCAAGCGTGCGCGTTACCGGTAGGAGTTGCTGGAACATCAGGTCTTTCAGGGGTTCAGCAGCTTTCGTCCCGGGAGCGGAAAGGATCTGGAAGTAGCGGTTGGTGCCGAGCTTCTTACGGCGAGCGTTGAGGTTGTGTTGCTCATCAATCATTCTCTTACGCTGAAGAAGTGCTAGTTGCCGCGTAACATCGGCGTCAATGGCTCCGTAAACATGAAGATGTTTAAGAGGTACAAACCCGAAACCGAAGTCTTCTGACATTTTTTTGGCCGCACCTGTGAGCTTAGGTGCATCAGGATCTCCAGGAGGGAGCGAGGCTTTGTGTTCAGCTACTCGCTTTTTGTTGATAGCTTGTAGCTCATCTTCGTAACCGCCATATTGTGGAAGAAAGCTTTGTGTCATCGACTTCAAGTCGTAGTAGCCCTTCTTGGCTTCTGCGAGCAGGTGCTCTCCGAGCATCGTATCCCATGCTAGGTGTTCCACATCCCACCCTTTACGACGTAAAACCTTGAGGTCGAATTTAGCATTATGGAACGCTTTGGGCTTGGGACAGCTCAGGAGCTGCTGAATATACGGAGCAACTTGTGCGAGGGTTAGCGGACTCTCTGCGTGTTCTACCGGGATCGATGCCGCCTTTCCCGGACCCCAGGAAAACACGAACGACAGCATTCGAAGTTTTTCCAGGTGGGGGTAGAGCGTATTGGTTTCAGTATCTACTGAAATCAGGTGTTTCTCGGGGTCGCGTCCGTCCGTAGAGTATTCGATCACCTCCTCTATGAGTTTGCGTACCGCATTCTCGGATTTGGGAAAGCGGTAGTCTTTGATGATCATGTCCGTTGTCATCGTGGTATGCACTGCTTTACCGTCTCGGGCTTTGCATACTGCATCCAGAAACTGCTGGACTTGCCGCATGAAGATTTCATGATGCTCGGGATTGGCTGCTAACTGCCGCTTGGAGAGCGACGGCATTACGATCACGCGACGCCCCCCAACGTGCGTATCCAACATCCGTCCCTGCACTTTTTTGTACCCGGAAACTTTGATTCCAAGAGACTGTAACACGGCAGGTCCAAGCGCAAAAACCATGATGGGCATTCGCGTATGTGCAGATTTCAATAGTTCAGGATGAAAGAGTTTGGAACAGGCTTCTCGCATCACCTTAAGCGGTTTATCTACGGAACAACGAACCGCATACGTAAAGCGTCCCTGCAGTTGTCGGTATTTGGAGGTAGTAGTTTGAAGGTCCGCAAAGGAGCGTTTGATAATCTTCTCAACGTCAAAGCCCCACGGAGTGTGCTGATAAGTCGAGTTGGACACCCCAGGAACGTAAGGGGACTCGGCTACGCAGAAGTAGTGAACACCCTCCTGCGCGCCGGTTCCTTCGAGATAATGTGCTTGCTGATACAGCGGGCATTCAGAGCATTTCTCTCCCTGCCACGCATTCTGTCCGCAAAGATTGCAGTTGAGCATGGTTCACCCCCAGTCATCATATTCTTCAAGTTGTTCTTGAATTTCTTCTTCAGTTTTATCGGAATCGGTAGAGGCAGCTGGAGCCGCAGGCTGGGAACTCTCGTTGAGCCACGGATGTGCATGAAAAGCGACCACATCCTCTACAGAGATATTGGCACCCATGAAGGGTGCAGCACGTTGGATCATTCCGCTGTTCTTGATCTCCTCGGGTGTGAGCGCTAGGCGGTGACGCTCAAGGGTGTCTCGGACTCGGACTTCCGGGGCGTTTCGCATAGGGTGGTTGGGTGGGATAAGCACAGGCATTGCTTGTCCCAGCAAGACCATGACATTCTTTGTCGCATCATCGTAGTATACGCCGCAAGAGTGGGTATTAACCTCAGAACGTGTTGCGCTGGAGCCAAGAAGGGTTGCTACGGATACTTTCCGTTTTTCGTCGAACATGAATAGTGCCCCATTATTGAACATCGCGCCCAGTAAGCTACTGGACTCGTTGACGGTAGATGCTCGGTGAATTGTCGTCGCATTTTTCTCCACAAACTCTCGGAAAAAGGTTTGCCAATCACGTCCCAGGTATTTGAGGAGCGCCATAGCTCCGAAAAGTGCGGAAGCGTAGCGCCACTCTACTTGGAAAGGCAGAAGGGCGTTGAGTTCCACAAACTGCTTCTTGATCTCCCGATAATGCATCAGAATTTCAGGTACGTGAGGGTACAACCCCACGGCAATCTGGCGAGACATTTCTTGAATCCGAGCTTCTCCGAATTCTTTGACCAGGATATTTTCCGGGCTGTTGCGCGAGGTGATCTTCTTCATCTCGACAATCAGTAGCCGGTTGAGATCCTGTGGACGCTCAGCTCCGGTAATGCCTGCGAGGATAACGGGGTGTCGGTGTTGTGTGACACGAGAGCCCCGCCCATCCTTGAAAGCAGTGACGCGTCGTGATTGTTCCGACACGAGTCCTCGGATCATTTCCATGACAGTTCGGACATGCTCGCTCTTGTTACCGTCGAATTCAAACTCATCGAGACAAAGGAGGCGTGAATCGCAGTGGGTTGCTGCAATGACCCCCGCAGCTGTGAAGTTTTCGATACCCTGGGAACACAGTACTAGACGGATAGCGGGAGATGAGTGCCCACAAAACGCGGACATCAGCGTGGATTTACCGGAGTGAGTTTCACCGGTTATGAACATCAGCATCTGGCGGTCGAACGCGTTCATGATCGGGAAGATGAGGGTTTGCGCTGCAAGAAGTGTCGGCATGATGTCGTGTGTGGCGAATTGGAATCCGATGTCGAAGAACCTTTCAAGGTCGGTAAGGAGAGGCCCAACCTCTATGTCTTTAGCCGTCTCGAGAACTTTCGGAGTGAGTCCTCCAGGATACCAGGGAGTCGTATCTTCCTGTACGTTAGAGAGTCCGAGATCGAAGAGAATTCCATCATGATAGGGGCCATCCAAGTGGTTATAGATAGGTTCTCCAGTATCGCTACGCTCAATGTGGACTACGTCCTTTCCACATACTACGTACTCGCGAGTGGTTCCGTCGAGCTTCTTAACCGTATGATATCCCTGACGCAGAGTCGAAGTGGACGTGAGATCCGGTACGCCATTGGCCATATCGAGACACGCTTCCTTCAAATAGTAGCGGACAGCAGTGTCTGCGCGTCGACGGGCTTGACCTTCTAATTCGTTAGGGTCGTCCATGAAGGCAGGGAACCCAACCTCGTTTCGGACGAACTGCAGGAGATTTCCCGTAGTAGGCGCAAGCTCCTGTGCGAGTGACTGTTCACTGTCGAGCTTGATGCGGCGATATTCGCGTGCGCGCTTGGCGTAGAGGAGTAGCCACCGATTGCCGCCTTCCAGCTTAGTAGCCAAGGTAGCAAAGTGGTCATTGAGTGCGTCGGTGCAACGGAGAATAAATCCCGCTTCGGAATCCTCGCTGGAAGCAATCTCTCGTTTCAAAATAGGAATAGTAATTTCATCGTAGAGATTGGCGATTTCCTGTGCGTACTTTTCGATATCGTGGCGATGCCGGAGACAGCCGCCCATAGTAGCCGCGACGTCCACCATCATACGGTAATCGCGTTCGGGGAGGTTGTCGATGGCGACAACTGCTAGTTCAGCCGCCCACTGCCACGCAGGTATAAACGTCTTGGAAGGATTCTTCCAGAGTTGTTCTTCAACCTTATCAATTCCGTGTTGGAGGACTGCCTCATCGAGATCTCCGGAGGGGACGAGTGCATCCCAGCCGGTAAAGATTTTCACACGTAAGTTTCGGATCTTTGTCATCCAGTTACGAACAACAACGTCTCCACCTGAGGCTCCCTTATTAGGGGAGTCGCCAATCATGTATGCGCCGGTAAGACCCGCCGCTTTGAAGATAGGCTCGATGTGGGCAGAGCCCCCCTTACCCCCGACAGAGAACAGCGGGAAATTTGGCATTCCTCTTTTTAGGGAGTACGCCATGTACGTCATGACGTCCATTTCCCCTTCTGTCAGGTAGGCCCATTCGCTCATTGTTTTAGGATCGAGCAGCGTTTGGTAAGGTTTCCAACCCAGGCCGTACATCCCAAGAAGATCCTCGTATTCATCCAAGGGCATCACAATATCCTTGGGATCATTGTTGTTGGGTCCTCGAATTTTGAGACGTGCGATTTCCGTTGGAGTGGCGTGCAGAGGCCAGACGACTCCACCAACCACGAACTGTGCGCTGAAAGAATCCGTCAGGTAGTTGATGGCGTTGTCCGTAACGTCCTCGGGAGGTGCGGGACTGCGTTTAGTGTCAATATCCCACGCGCCCTTGGCTTTCTTGTAATCCGATACGAGGAGGCGCCCGAGTTCCGTTAGCGGAGGCATGACTCCTACGGGCAGTGCGTGCAAAACGTCTGTTGGTACTTTTCGGTCATTGGCGAGCCAGTCCACAGCTTTCTTAGCGTATGGGTACTTAGACGGATTAGCGATGGTGTCGCACATCACCTGGTTACATACGCGCATAATTGCTTGCTTGGTGTTCTGGTTGGTCTTCTGTGCGCGGAGCTCTTCGATAGCTTTCCGCGGCAGGAAATTCAGGTGGTATCTTTCGTTGAGTAATTGAACGGCATCGGCGTCTGTGCCGTCCATCAGAAGAGCAAGAAGCTCTATAGGATTGGAAGTATAGTACTCACACCCAAAGCACTTCGCGTATCCCTTGGCGGTAAATACGAAAAATGATGCAGTGGTATCCGCATGTTTAGGGTGGGGACATAGACATTTCAGGGTAGTGTCCCCTGCAAATTCGATGTTGGACTCGCGCTTGAAACTGTTGAAGAATTCGTACCAGTCCCGAGGCGACACCGTATCCCAGATCTTCCAGATCTGGTCCCTGGTAATGCCTCGTTTCTTACCCTTCTTCTTCTTCCTTTCCGCAGGCATTGTCTGTGTCGCTCCCTTGACTGAACTCTGGACACACTGACTGGTGATCACACCATGGGCACAGCGGTCCACGCCTAGTCTGTTTGAAGTTATCTGCCGTCTTTTCTACAGACTTATTCAACCACTTGATCAGTTGCTCCTGGAACGGCTGAATGTCTGCGATGTCTCGAGACTTCTTGGACAACTCGATGTAATCCTCCTTAGTCCAATGAATGCCGACGCGACCCCGAGTCAGGGTCTTGAGAGCGGCCTTAATGAGAAGGAGGTAACAATCGAACTGTTTTTCGTAGTAGTGAAGGGACCGGCGCTTCCCTGTCTTGTGATCGAGTACGATGACGTGTCCTCGATCTTTGGGAAAAAGCGCCAAGTCCACCACGCCACGGAAGAACACCTTATCCCCGAAAAATTTGGTAGGCTTTCCTTCGAGGGTGACACCGAGCTTGCGCTCGATCCACGTGTCTTGGATATTATGCCTATCCTGGTAACGCCCAAGCTTTCCGATGAAGTTTTCTGCGGCGAAGCGCATCTCCTCCACTCGGTCGATCTCGTTGGACGTCATGTCTGCGTATTTTTCCCGTGCAGCTTCGTACGCGAGATTCCAATTGCGACCAGAGATCATGAACTCCAGTATAGTGTGAACAGCCTGACCCACCAAGGCGTCGGCGTTGGGCGTACCGCGCTTACGTTTTTCAACGTAGGTGAGAAAGAATCTGTAAGGACACTGAGCTGCGGTTTCCGCCTTGGAGTAAGACCATGGCGCATGCTCGAGAACGAATTTTGACGGTTTGATACTCATGATCTAAAAAAGTGAGGGGGCCGTTAGCCCCCCCTCCCTTCCCCCTTTGCGCTAGACGTTGTCTTCGAAATCGTCGTAGTCCTTGGTGTCGTCATCGTCACCGTCGCCACCACCGGAGGTAGCAGGACCGTCACCCTCGACATCGGCAGCATCGTTATAAATGCGACCGAGGCCGGGAAGGATGAAGTCATGCTCTGCCATGGCGCAGAGTGCCGCGCATAACTCCATCAGCGCAGTAGGAACCGTTTCCTCGAGCGGCTCGACTTTCATTACGTGCCATTTGATTTTGGAACCACCAGAGCCTTGGCGCTCGCTGGCCGTGATCTGGTAGAACTGCTGCCAGGGCACCAGATTCTTAGCTGCAAACTTAGCAAGTTGGCGACCAGAACTTTCCGACGTGCGCGAAAAGCGTACAAGGATGATATCGTCCATGTCTTTTGGCAGCATGAATGCCACGACGTCATCGTTGCAATTGGTCTTTTCTCCGTCGCGCCAGGGGCGTTGCGGACAGGTAGCGCAGGTTCCGTATTTCGAGCCAACTTCTCGGTCCATCGAGGTGCACAACGGAGCGTTGCGCGCATCATCGGCACCGGGCCACATGGTGCGACCTTGCCACAAGGCGAGGACCGTGCCGACGAACTTCTCTCCAACGTTCTGTTTGGTTGTCAGGTAGAAGTGCCCCACACGACAGTTGTCAGGACGGTTGGGATCGTTGCCGGAACCTTGATACAGCCGCAGTTCGGTAAGCTGAGGCCGCTGGTCTGCCAGGTACAACCCTGGGCGGTTGGGATCCATCTTCTTCATGAGTGTCGCAACTTGATCCCGATAATCGTCCGGAATGTCGTTTACGATAGCCACGAGCTCATTCAGGGTTGGGCGCACTACTCGTTCCAATTGGGCTCGGAACTTCTCAACGAAGCGCGGATGCTTGACCTGTTGAGCAAGGTCTAGGAGCACCGGCGACTTAATCGTCTCAGCGAGTGCGGTGTTGTCGGCTTTGGCGAGTTGGGTTTCTTGCTTGTCGCTCATCCTTTTTTCTCCTTTGGGTGTCTAGCGACGCTTACGTCTGTCTAGGGTACTCATGAGGGTCCTCCTTGGCGGTCTACCCACAGTATTTGATGGGCGTGGACAAATCAATACAAATCTGACAATATCGTGAAATGACGGTAGTTATGAAGGAGCGTACAATGGAGTCTGTTAGCGCATTTGAAGATCGAACATTCAAAACGTACTATGACGACTTGGGGAAACATGCAGTTCTAACCCCCAAAGAAGAGCGGGAGCTTTTAAAACGTTACAACACGTGTCCACACTGTAATGAACGTATCCCTCACAAAGTCAAACGAGAATACTGTACGGAATGCGGGGCCCCAGCGCCGAAAGACACCGATTACCGCTTAACTCTTTGTACCCAATGTAATGAAAAATTTGAGACGTATTACGCCCCTCCTTACTGCTTGAAGTGTGGTAAAAGTCGAGACCTAAATGCGCGTGAGCGCATTATTACCAGTAATTTACGTTTTGTTGTTCGCATGGCCAAGTCAATCACTAAGGATCCTTATCGTATTCAACAATTGATTTCTGCAGGAAATGTCGGGCTCCTGATCGCTATAGATAAGTTCGATATCGATCAAGGAACCCGATTTCTTACTTACGCAGCCCATTGGATTCGTAAGGAAATGTTTGATGAGATTCAGAGCAGCAGCCTTGTACACGTACCCTCGCACAAGCAGAAGTCACATCGAAAAGCCCAGAAGAATGGAGTTTTCGTATGTAGACATTGTAACTTGCGGATTGAAGGAGATCAAGACCCACAAACTATCCCTGCGTGCACAAGCGCGGACAGTCACGAGTTCCTTCCTTCCGATGAAGTTGAGACGTTGAACGTCACTGTTCCTCTCGAATCTAAGGGTATGTCGGTTACGCTTTCCGAGGACATAGACACAGAAGAAGATGTAATCGACGCATCCGTCGCAGAACTTATACGAGATATTCTTGCGCGTATTCCTATGAGGGAACGCGATAAGTTTATCCTGTTGCAGTATTACGATATCGCAGAACAATCCCGACGCACAGCATCTAAGAGTCTTCATCAGCTTGCAGTACTCGCTGATATCACACCGGAACGCGTGCGTCAGATCAAGGAACGACTATTAAAAGAAGTGAAACTAGAACTGCGACGGATGTCGATTACGGAGTTGGGAGACCTCTGTGTAATGTGAGCTACTCTTTGAGGCCAGACGCCAGCTCCAGTCCGTGGAGCACACCCTTCAAAAATTGCTTGGTCTTGTCGGAGGTAGCGCGAGCCAGCCGCTCAGAGTGTCCGTTGAGGTACGCTACGAGCTCCGTCTTGTTAGCGGGACGGATATCAGTCTTACGATTTTCGTAAGTTGGTATCGCCGTTTCGGGACGCCCAGGGCTTTTCTTGGGCTCTGCTTCTTTGGCGTCCTTGCTGCTTTTTGCGTCTTTCTTACCGGTGGTCGTCTCTTTGGCTTTCTGCGCTGCAGCTTTCTCCTTTTGGCGTTGTGTGTAGCGATCCAAGTACGCTTTGGTCTTGGTATCAGCCTCTTGCGCGCTCAGGCCCTTGCTCACCATTTGCTCGAAAAGACGGAAGAAGAATGTGGAGTGTTCTTCCTCGTTTACTTTGCAAAGTACCCGGGCCTGGGACATGGAGATCACATCCTTGGCGATGGTCTTCTGTACGGAGCTGTCCAGGTCCAGCAACGTGAGGTGTTGCGAAACATGACCTTCCGACACTCCACAAGCCCGAGCGATTCCACGGTTGTTCATACCGCCATCAATGAGTTCCGAAAACGCCTTGGCGATCTCCATGGGGTTGTGGCCTTCACGGTTGATGTTGGCCACCAAGGATTTGGTGTACATTTCCGTATCGTTACCGTCGGTAAATGTGACCACCGCTTCCTTGACCTTCAGATCTTGCATCGCCATATAGCGACGACGCCCATCTACCAGGAGGTACTTGCCCTTCTTGGTCGGGTGCGGGTTGACCACCAAGGCTACGATCTGCCCAATGGTCTTCAGGGATGTTGTGAGCGACCCCAGATTACCGGGTTTTTCACGGTTCCACTTGTCCGGCAACTCGATATCTGAAAGTGCTACCGTAAAGTTCTTGGATACTTCGGTGGATCCTTTTTGGGGGCTGGGCGCCTTTTTGGGCTTGGGAGTGTTTTTCTTCTTCTTTTCTTGTGTCTTCTTTGCACTCTGGTCAGTCACAGCTTCCTCCTTTTGCTTTTGCTGACTCTTGTTAGCTTCCTCAGGCACTGTCGGCTCCTGAGACGTGGGGGCAGTTGTTTCTTGGGTTTCAGACATGGCGGTCACTCCTGTTGAGAGCTAGTCGAAATACTCGAGCTCTCTTAAAAGAGCCTGCTTATCAATGCGGTGCAGGCTTAACTCGTCGGGTGGAACACCCTCTAGGATTTCTCCTATGGTATGGAATAACTCTACAGACTGGGGGAACAGGCTCTCTTCACTGTTGTAAGCGATGAAGTAGAGCGCTCTCAGCGTTCGGAGCTTCTGTTCGACGGTGGTACGGTCGACTCGAAGGGTCGACTTCCGCACTGCGGACAGACCAGCACGCCTGTGTCGTTTTTGTCTCTGAGTCGATTTCCGCATTCCGGACATCTCGCGTCGTTGTTACTTGCAGTTTTCTCTTCAGCGTCCTGGTCTACTCCGTACTTTTCCATCACTCGTCTTTCTTTTTGCCTCGAGGTACCCGGTGGATATCGCCAACCAGGGCTTTCACGCGATTGAGGCAGCCACTCTTGTTGCGCTTTTTCTCTACGTCAGGCCCGCAAAGCTTGCCGAGAGCTTTTACTTCGAAGCGGTATTCGCCGTCGTCATCCTGGAAACGGACCAACGTAATGATCTCGGGTAGGGGATCTTGGAGATCATTTGCGAATTGCTCAACCTTCGCAATGACGGCTTTGATCGCAGTTTCTTCTTCGATCTTTTGCGTCATCAGCTGGGGGTCAGCCGGAACTTTGACTGATTTCCCACATCTACTGCAAACTTCGTTCAGTTCCATGGCGATCACTCCTTCTCGTAATGTTTGAGGGCTGCGCACGTACGCGGCCCGGGGATGCCGTCTACGGCAAGAGCGTCAGTGCTCGAGTGTTTTATGTTGTAAACCGTTTGGAATTTGGCGACTGCGTTTTTAGTCCGGGGACCAAATCTATCGTCGACTTCCACACGGAAACCACAACGATTCAAGTACTCTTGAACTTCACGAATTGACATCATTTCTTGTGTGTCATCGTCCACGTCATCATCATGTGTAGGATGGTCATGTCCGTACTCGGGATTCTGATCTTCTATGTCCAGCTCGATGGCTTCGGCTTCCGTGATCGTTCCGTCTTTCACAGCGAGGGCGAACTTGGATAGGAACGAGTATTGCGATACAGGAAACGCGTCATGTGCAGCATCGTTGACATCTTTGAAAGGCCAAAGAGGACCCATGTCCAACTTCGTCTTCCTCCACTCCTGGTGCTGACTGAAGCGTGCCCGGTCGATTTTACCGGGTAAAGCTGCAAGGATGATACGCTTGAGCAGAATGTTGTACTTGATTTGCGACGCCGTGAACGGCTGCAGAATCTTGGCACCACGGAAGTTGAATGGGAGCCTCGTAGGGGGGAGGTCCGCGACAAGCTGTGGGGGGACTTCTTGGGTGTAGTCCTTAGGCCAATAGTAGAACTTGCCGTTCTTTTCTTTGATTGTACCGCAATTCACCATTTCGATACTGATGGAGTCTTTATTACGTTTACGTTCATGCCACGCTCCATGCATGAGCGGGATGATGTAAAATGGATAACCTTCGTAGCCAAGCACGAAGTGCGTAGACGCACCATTGTAACGCAGTTTACCGCGACGTTTAGATTTCTTCGCACTGAACCAACTCAAAGTAGACCAGCGAGAAACCCCGGAAGTGTAATGGTCAATCCACCACAGGTCTTCCAGATCCACCAGCCGATTTTTGGTCAATTGCTTTGTCGGGTAGACTTTGGCGAGTGCTTTATTATGTTCTCGAATGCGGCGGTGAGAGTCGATGAAGAGGGCGTCCAGAGCTTCGATGGCTTCTCTTTGGTTGAGACGTTGGTAATCGGCCTTCTCGAAGGTCTCTTGAACTTTGGTTTGTGCGGCTCCGCCTTCCTCTTCCACAAGTTTCCAGAACTCCTTATCAGACAGCTTGGCGAAGTCACGTAGCCCCAGTTCTGTTGTTTCTTCACTCATTTTGGCCCTCGGCATCTTTCGTAGTAGCCGCAAAAGCGCGGAGTGCAGACCCAGTCCGTGGGGCTACACCGAGGAAAGATTCCCTTTTTAATAAGGTGAACCACTTCCTCCAGGTCTTCTTCAAAGTTCTTAGCATCCCGCGGTGTCCTTAACGATCTTTCCTGAACGTAACGAGTACCGCTCTTCTGGTCAAGCAGAAAGTCAACGCGGACACGCGGAATTCCTTTAACATGCGCGTAAAGTGTTAGTTGTGTGTCATTTCGCAACTTTGTTGCTTGCCATTTACGCCCAGTGAACTTGAGGTCGGCTACTACTTCAGTTACGAGAGGCCCTTCTCCGTTGGTCAAAACATCCTTTTCACGATCAAGCATAACCTCATCAATGAGGTCGATAAACCCTACCATCGGAACAGTTCCGACGTTTACTGCAAAGCCTTCCTCTACGGCCTTCGGGCGTAGGAGGGGTGTAGACTGGGCGTGGTAAACTCGAAAATGTGCAAGAGTGATATCTTTGATGCGGTCTGGCTTGGAGTCTCCCCAGTCTTCGATATTTTCTTTCATACGGTCGAATGTGTCTGACACCGCAGCTTCAGCTTGCGCCAGTGGAAGGGGTGTTCCATGTTCGATAGTGTGTCGGTGCGTTTTCTCTGCGCCAACATGGATAACAGAACCTTGGGTCATAGCGATACCCGGAGGCTGTGTAATCCCCAAGATATGGCGGTACTCATACTGTCGTGGACACCGTTGATACATGCCAAACTGGGAGTGCGAGAAGTACTCTCGGTTGGGCAGTCCTGAATCGCCAAATCCCGCAGGAACCTTAACTTTTTTTCCGTGAATATCTAACTCAGGCATTACAGTTGCTCCTTACCTCTCTGTGTGGGTGGTGGTGTCCGGTCGGACTCATTAGGACGTAAAGCTCGACCTGCCGAAGCATGCTTGGCGACGCTTCCGGTATCGGGAGGCATACCCGCAAGCCCGGTGCTGGCCTTTTTGATGTCATCCATCGACAAGAGAGGAGAATCATCGGCGCTGGGAGAGTCTCCTAATGGTTCTTCTTCAGGAGTTTCGTTGTTCGCCGGTGCTTCAGGTTTACCACGTAAAACAGGTTTCTTCTTTTTCCCTAGATAACGTTCTGCGTTGGAGATTGTTACGGTGAACGGATCCTTCGCGACTATCATATCCTGAGGATCGATCTCCACGCCTAATGCTTCTCCAAGCATGCGTTTTACGTCATCTTCTTTCAGTACGATATCCATTAACTTTCCTCCGTGTCCTCTCCGAGATGGACGACTCCGACTTTGGTGATTCTTTTCTTTGCTTCGCGACCCAAAATACAACCATCAGTCCACGGGTCAATTTTCTCTTTAACGCATGTAGGATATTGCACACAGAGCATACAGTTAACGTGCTTAGTCAGGGAGGATGAGATGTCCTGCTTAGACTGCAGTGCTGCAATCTGCTGAGTCTCTACAGTCTTGCGCGCACAAAAGTGGTAAATGACCGTCTTCTCGGTTTGACCGATACGGTAGTTGCGGTTTCGGGACTGTAGCCAATCCTCCAGAGACCAGCTCCTCGAGTAGTAAATCGTGTACTTAGCCGCGGTCAATGTAACTGAAATACCCGTCTTGATCTGCCCCAGAAATACGCGGCATTCGGAATCTCCTTGAAAAGTGTCTTCCATTTCCGACATCTTTTTAGAGTTGCTGCCGTCAACTCGTACGTATCCGAGCTTCTTTTTTACTAGCAGACCTTCAATATCGTCTAATTCAGCTTCGAAGTTCGCCCACACAATAACTTTAGCTTTAGGGTTTTCCCGAAGGTCATCTAGGAACTCTTCGAGCATGTTGAGCTTGGGGTTTGTGGCGTAACGTAGAGTTTCGCGCTCTGACTGAGCCGCATCCAAAATGCAGAGGGGCGAGCCTGGGTGAATGCCTTGCGCAACACACTTGCGAAGATTTGGGCAACTGTCACAGAGATTCTCTCCACCCTTGGGGGAGTAGAAAAACCCGCTGCAGATTTGTAGGAGCTTGTTAAGGCGAATCGCACCGTTCTGCAGTTCCAGGGGTTCTGTGTTTGGGCGGTCAATGACCATCTGCTCCACTGCTTGGTTGTAGTCATGGAGCTGCGCCTTGGTGAGGTCAAAATAAATTGTCTCGGTTGTGCGCTCAGGAAGGTCCACACAGTCGTCAAGTTCTCTGCGGTCGGAAATTCCAGTGACTACTTTGTTGAGAGTATCTAGCTTCTTATACCCCACAACTACGTGTTTATTCCATTGAGAATAAACTACATACTTGTTACAGAATTTCTGGTAGTCGTACGGCAACACATATGGAGCTAGGAACTTGAGTTGGGGATAGAGGTCTCGTGGATCACCGAGGCTGAGAGTACCACTGAGAAGATATCTGCGGGGAAACTTCGCAGCGAGACGCATACAGATCTTAGTGCGCTGACTTTTGATGTGCTTTATGCGGTGAGACTCATCCGCGACTATAACACTACATCCTAGTTGAGTGATCCACTGAAGAGAACCGTGGGCGAGCTCTCGTGCTTCCTTGCCTATCTCTTTGGCAGAGCGTCCTTTTAGCCATTCTTTAGCCAGGCGTAGCTGAATGGCGGGGTCGTTTAGGTGTATCAATGCTCGCTTTAACGAATCAGGAGGAGTGTATCCTCGCTGCTCGGCTACGAGCTTCATGACTTTGGGTGCGATGGACGGCATTCCATGAAGTCGTGCGGTATCGTAGGTAACTATGAATACATCAGCACTATCGTGATCGTTCAAGATTCGTAATTTCTTTCCGCGAGACCCCAACATAGCGAGAGGAGATAATCCGCGGTCCGTATGCTTGCGCACTTCTTTTTCCCAGTTTCGCGAAGCTACAAGAGGGCAGAGTACCAGCACCTTTTCTCCTAGGAGGTAGGCCAGGTCAATTATGGGCTTTGTTTTTCCGGTCCCCATCTCCCACTGAAGAATGTACCGGTAGTTGTGAAGCAGCTTTCCGAGCCCTATTGCTTGGTGTTCGTAGTTCTTGAACGGTCCTGGGAGCTTAACTTGGCTAGCGTATTCGATCCAGTCGGCTTCCGTTTTCAAAGTGTCGACCCATGCTTGAGCTTCAGGAGAAAACTCGAGGGGTTTATAGACTTTACCGAGGTCATGTAGTACTCTCTCGACAAATGGAGGAAATGCAGGAAAACGCCAATGAGTTTTGGACCTGTCGAGGGTGCCTCCGAAGACCCTGCCTCCCGTAGACGTGGGGTCTTCCACAGTGAATACGGGGGTTCCGTTTATGGAATTGAGGCCGATCTTCATAGTGATTACTCCAATTTTGGGCTATGATTCTGTAGCGCGTTTGATGTAGGAGAGGCACGTCATGGCGAATGATTTCAATGTTTCAGACCCTTACATGTTTAAGGGTATGCGTGATACAGCCCCGCACACCAATCCTTACCACACTTATAGCCAGGTTTACAGTCCTCGGCGTCTTAAAGAGCTGTTTAAGTGGTGTGAGTATCTCTTCTACAACTCTGCCCACATCTACGCTGCTCTGCGAAAGTTCGGGGAGTACCCGATTACTGAGATTCTTTATGATACGCCGAATGAGGCGTTGAAGGTCCGACACAAAAATTTACTGGAGAAGGTAATTCACGTTCGTGAGCTGTTGATCGAGATGACGCTGGACAAGTACGTGTACGGAAATGCCTTTCTATCCATGTACCAACCCTTCATCCGTTATCTGAAATGCCCGAAGTGTAAGACCCTCACCAACATCCAGAACTTGGATTACAAGTATGGTTACGCATCTCTCAAGTTCACTTACCGTTGTCCAGCATGCCGTACAGAAGTGACCGCGACTGAAAAGGAAATCGAAGATCGAAAACTGTCGGTAAGTAGGCGTATCAATTTCATTCGCTGGGACCCCAAGCATATGGACATCGACTTCAACCCGCTCACAGGGGCGTCGGTGTACTATTATACAATCCCTCAGATGCTAGTTGACGGCGTTCAGAAGGGCCATAAGTTCGTAATCGACAGCATGCCTGTTGGATTCTTGAAAGCGATTAAGAAAAAGAAACAGTTCAAGTTCGCTCCAGGCTATATCTTCCACATGAAGGTCGGGGGGCCTGCTGGGATTAATCCGCAGTGGGGTCTCCCACCGCTTCTTTCTACGCTGCAGCTATTTCACTACGCCGCCATTTTGCGTAAGGCAAACGAAGCTATCGCGCTTGACCACCTAACGCCTTTCCGTATTGTCCACCCGGCACAACAAAGCGGAAATGCCGACCCTGTTACAACTATCAGTTTGGAAGAATGGAAAACCAAACTTAAAGATCACTTCAAGCAGTGGCGTGTTGATCCGCTACATGTGATGTTCGCTCCTATACCCATCGGAATGACGCAGATTGGCGGTCAGGGACGTGCCCTTCTGACTCTCGGTGAAGTTCAAGAGGCTGAGAAGAACATTGTTGCAGCGTTGGGAATCCCCATGGAATTTCTCTATGGGGGCCTGACAAAGAGCGGAATGGAAGCAACCCTGCGCCTCATCGAGAACCAACTCGAAACGCACGTCAATGACCTCAATGACTGCATGCAGTGGATCGACGATAGCTGTTCCAAATTCCTCGGTTATGCGAAGCTACAGGTAGAGCTCGCGCCGTTCCGCATGATTGACGACCAGTATCAGAAGCAGGTAATGATGCAGCTCTACCAGTCTGGAATGCAGATGGGCAGGCGCATCATTTCCGATCAGACGATGGCAGAGCAAAATAGCATCGACCTTGATCAGGAAGAGGAACGTATTAAACAAGAAGAACTCGATGCCGTACGTCGAGATGCTGAACTGCAGATTGAAGTCAAACAACTCCAGAACAACATGGCGAAGCAGATTCAAATGGAGTCACAGCAAACTGGTGGGATGGGGTATGACCAACAGCAAATCATTGGGCAAGCTGATCAAATAGTACAGGAATGGATGTCTATGGACGACGGTGGTCGACGTAGCGCAATGGATTCACTATTGAAAGAAGACCTAGTACTCTATTCAGTTGCGATGATGCGTTGGGAACAGATGACTCGTGGCAAAGGTGGACAGTCGCAAGAGGGGATGATGTAAGATGGCTATGGATAAGCGAGACGAGAGCGTCATAAACTTGCTTCAAGGGGCCCGGGCGGAACCTCCCCGCATGTCAGCCGAGACTGAACTTCCTACTCTTTTTGGAGCACCGCGTAAAGAAGATCCCCTTATCGCTAAAGACATCGAAGATCTTCAACCGGGTCGGAAGGTCCGGATGGTCAGCTTTACCAAGACGTTTATCTTGTGGCGCCCGTGGGAAAAGTGTGACCGATGCAAGGCAATGTTGGCTGAAGAACGGATTAAACTTCCTGAAGTAGGTGACTGGACTTGTCCACATGTTCAGGTGGTGGACTATAAAGAAGTAAAAGACAAGACACTCCGAGGGGAAGGGCTGAAAGAGTTTGAAGAGCACTTCCAGCTCCACGATGGTACGCGTTGCGTGCAATTTTCGTGGCTTGAAACCGATCCTGAGTATCTTGAAGAAATGAAGAAGAAAGCCGAAGAGGCGACTAAGAATCGAGTATACCCCCCTAACCCCGAGGCGGCGTTCGCGGCTCCTTTAAACGGAGACGCGGAGGAGTCTCCGGACCAAAAAGAGACCCCAGAACCCGAAGAATCCTGAGGTCTCGAGTGGCGTCGACGTTTGGGGTCAGTATCGAATCCGCTTGAGAGATTTAAAAAACTCCCAAAGCAGCTCGATGATCACCCCAGGCCGCTCACCTGTCTCTTGAGCAACGACATTGTCACCTCCTTGGAAAGAATCCTCTTGTCGTCCACGTATTCTTTTACCAAAATGGATTCTCGATTCTGAATTGGTGCTCTATACTTAGAAAAGTTCGGAGGAGACATGGCCAAGCTGACCCCGCTCATGATCGGGCCTGACGAGAGGCGCGAACTTATTCGCCAGAAAGTTATGGAAGGACTCCAAGAGTCGTTCCCTATCCAGTCGCGTAATAAGACTATTGAAGTAGATGACCTTCAAGTCACAGGGAAGGACTACAGTCCTTCAGCTCAGAAGAAGGCCATCCTTACAGGTGACTCGCTGTTCGAATCAGTGAAGGGCACCGTACGCATGAAGGACAAGGACGGGAAGGTCATCGATGAGATGAAGAACTTCACGCTTGTCCGAGTGCCGTATTTTACCCCCCGGCACACCTTCATCATCGGGGGGAATGAACACTCCATGTCCAATATGGTACGACGGAAACCTGGGGTATACTCGCGTAAACGTGCCAACGGAATTCTAGAAGCCGGGTTCAATACCCTGGGGGGATCGAACTTCAAGATTAGCATGGACCCAGCCAAGGGGCAGCCTCAACTTGAATACTACTCGACCAAGATCCCTCTCTACCCCATTTTGAGACGTTCCGGAATGTCGCACGATCAAATTGCGAAGTCCTGGGGATCAAAGTTGGCAGACGCAAATGCCAAGGCGCTGGAAAAGAAGGGGGATAAGTACGTAGATAAACTCTACAAGAAGGAAGTTCCCTCTTACGCCCGAGATGATTCCAAGTCTGCGACTGAGAAGATGCGAGAAATCGCGGAACGTTACCGTAACGCCAAGATGGATCCGGAAGTGAACCAGCAGACTATCGGAAAGCCCCACGCGTACGTGTCTCCGGATAGCCTTTTGGATGCGTCTTCGAAAGTCCTGAAGATTTTCAACAACCAGGCGGAGGTTGACGATCAGGACAACTTAGGGTTCAAAACGATTCTCTCGGTGGACGACTTCTTTAAGGAGCGTATCAAGCTCCATGCTAGAGAGGTCGCGAAGAAGGCCGCGATCAAGATGGAGTCAACCCCGAACCTGAAGAAAGCGATGCCCTCAGGGCCGTTCACCAAGGACCTTTTGAAGTTCATTTCCAGTACGACATTGTCGTCGATTCCTGACCAGACCAACCCCGTCGATTTGATCGACGCGGCAATGCGCGTGACATCTCTTGGTGAAGGCGGGATCTCTACGGAAAGGGCGATCCCCATTGAAGCGCGCCAGACTCACGTTACGCAGATGGGGGCGCTGGACCCCATCCGAACACCGGAGTCCATGCGTGCTGGAATCGACATCCGGGCGGCCGTTACGGCACAGAAAGACCCGAAGGGGGACATCTATGTCCCCGTTTACGACGTAAAAACTCGGCGTGAAAAGTATGTCAAAGCTGGAGACCTCCAAAACTCCGTGGTGATGTTCCCGAACCAGCCCTCCAAAGGACGCGTAGACGTTGTTGATCAGGGAGTTGTACGCCGCGTACCCTTCTCGAAAGTGGATTACCAGATTCCTCATCAGTCGAGGATGTATAGCCCCACTACCAACCTCATCCCATTCCTGGAGTCTGCGCAGGGAAACCGCGCAGTCATGGGCTCGAAGATGCAGGTGCAGGCACTGTCGTTGGTGGATCGTGAGGCGCCTTATGTACAGGTTGCGACTCCGTCGGGTAAGTCATTTGAGAACATGATTGGGCGCATCATCAATCCTCATGCTCCAGTGTCGGGAGTAGTGAAGAAGATCGACGATGACTATATTTATCTGCAACCTGACGGGGAGAAACGGGCTGCGAAGGGCGATCTTATCAAGGTGCCCTACGATAAGAACTTCCCGCTAGCCGCGAAGACGTACTTGAATCACGACTTGGAAGTGAAAAAAGGGGATCGCGTAAAGGCTAACCAGCGACTGGGTGACTCTAATTTCACTCGAGGGGGTACCCTCGCGCTGGGAAAAAATATGAGCGTCGCGTTCATGCCGTACTATGGCGCGAACTCCAACGATGCGGTCGTTGTGAGTGAGGATGCGGCTAAGAAGTTAACGTCTGAGCGTATGTACAAGATCGTGGTTTCCAAAGACCCTGACCTTACGTTCAGCGCGAATAAGCATAAGACCTACTATGGGCACAATTACACAAAGGACCAGTACAAACCTATCGATAAGGACGGAGTTGTCGCTCCTGGTACTAAGCTGCTTCCAGGAGATCCTGTTATAGTAGGGGTTCGAAAGACCGAGCTTTCCCCTGATGACTTGATTCTGGGGAAGCTGCACAAGTCTCTGGCACAACCCCATCGTGAGTTCAAGCAGGGGTGGGATCACGACCACGAAGGTGAGGTAGTGGACGTGGTGAAGACACCCAAGCGCATCACCCTCACAGTTAAGACGAAAGAGCCTGCGGGAATCGGAGATAAGATCGCTGGGCGATACGGTAACAAAGGAGTTATCTCAGAGATCGTTCCAACTGACCAAATGGTGCAGGACGAGGCTGGAAAGCCCATCGACGTACTCATGACTTCTGCGGGGGTGGTTTCGCGTATCAACCCGAGCCAGATTATCGAGACGGCAGTCGGGAAGGTCGTGGAGAAGACGGGCAAGCCGATAGTGGTCGAAAACTTTCAGGACCGTGACAATGTCAAGTGGGCGAAAGACCTCCTAAAGAAGCACGGGGTGAAAGACAAGGAGACGGTTTACGACCCCCGGTCCGGGAAGAAGATCCCTAAGGTTTTTGTGGGGCGTCAATACCTCTATAAGCTCTTCAAAACGACCGACAACAACTACAGTGCGAGGAGTACGGGCTCTTATGATATGAATCTCCAGCCCACCCGCGGAGGTACGCAGGGCTCTAAGCGTGTTGGTAGGATGGAATTCGATGCGTTAGTTGGACACAATGCTCGAAATATCCTACGTGAAGCAGCAACGGTGAAGAGTCAGAAGAACGATGAATTTTGGCGGGGAGTACAACTTGGACAAACTCCCCAGGAGCCCAAGTCTACTTTTGCCTACGACAAATTTTTGGGGATGCTTACGGGTGCGGGTGTTAGAGTACGGCGTGACGGTAGCCGCCTGACCTTAGGGCCGCTTACCGATAAAGATGTCTTGGAGATGTCAGCAGGAGAGGTGAAAGACGCCAAAATTGTTCGAGCCAAAGATTTGCGTCCTGAAGCAGGAGGTCTTTTTGATCCCGGCGTAACCGGCGGCTTACGCGGTACACGATGGTCACATGTTGACCTAGCTGAACCTGTTATCAATCCGGTCTTCAAAGAACCAGTGCGCCGTCTTTTGGGCATGACGAATGCGCAGCTCACAGAGACCCTCAAAGAAAAGGGTGCCGCGCATATTCAGAAGCAGCTCAAGAAAATCGACCTGGACGAGAAAGAGAAGTCTCTCCTCAAGCAGATGAAGGGGCGTAAGGCTGATCAGCTGGACAACGAGATCAAACAGGTCAAATACATCCGGGCACTCCGGGACGTAGGGGTGACACCCGACAAAGCATACATTGTAAGCAAAGTCCCAGTAGTGCCTCCTGTGATGCGCCCTGTCGTGCCGGGCCAGGGAGGAACGCAGATCATCTACGGTGACGCTAATCCGCTGTACCAGGACCTTATTTACATTAACAACCAAATGAAAGAGGTCAAGAATCCGAAAACTCCCACTCCGCCAGGAGAGGAAGCACGTTTGCGTCCTGCATTACAACAAGCGGTTGGTGCCGTGTATGGAACGGATGAGCCTGCTACTGCGAAATCTAAAGCACGTAAGCATAAGGGCTTCCTTACCTACATCTCTGGAGTGGGGGGTCCGAAGCACGGGTTCTTCCAATCAAAGCTCATGGTACGCTCTCAAGACATGGCTGGGCGCGGTACCATCGTGCCCGACAGTACTCTTGGAGTGGACGAAATCGGAGTTCCGAAAGAGATGCTCTGGGGGATGTACGACAAGTTCGTTGTACGGCGTCTCGTGCAGCAAGGGTTCCCGGCAGTTCAGGCCAAACAGATGGTCGAAAAGCGCCACATGGCTGCAGAAGAAGCTCTCCGCAGAGAAGTGCAAGAGCGCCCGGTGCTCATGAACCGCGCTCCAACACTGCATCGTTATAACATCGTCGGTGCGAAACCTGTACCGGTGCCCGGGCGTACTATCCGCGTGAACCCGTTCGTTGAGGCGGGAATGAACGCAGATTACGACGGCGATAGTTCAATTACCGATGTAATTGTGAGGATAACAAAGCCCATAAATATCAATACGTTGCCCATTAGAGTAAGTGATATCCGAAACCGAAGCAGGGAGAACGCGCTAAATGCGAATTACGGTATTGGCAGCCTTCTGCCTGAAGGGTACTATAACCTCCATCTGCGGGACTTCCCTCGTACCAAGGAGGTTACCGTGAAGGATAATAAAGAAATCTACAAGGTGCCTGAAGGAGTTCAAGTATTCGGATTCAGCAGTAGGGAGCAGTCCGTCATATTGTGCGACGTCACAGAATTCTCCGTCCACCACAACCTAGAGATTATCCTAGTTACTACTGAGAGCGGACGTACTGCGCAGGTGTCCAAAGATGATAGTATGTTCGGGCTCAACCCCATTACGTTTGAGTTGGAGCGTTTCAGTGGTCCGGAACACTCAGATTGGGCTATTCCAAGGCCCTCGAGATTACGCTGTAAAGATATTCCCGCCGTAGACAAGGTGTATGTTCCGATTGTACGAGATATCAGAGAATTTTCTGACGACACTCTAGAGATACCTCTTAATGAGGACACTGGTTGGTTGCTAGGCGCAGTTGTAGGCGACGGCTGGATTACTTACCGGTCGGATTCTGGCCTGCCAAGGGCGAGTGCTGTTGGTATTGCTAGTGTCGATCCTAGTATACAGAACAAGTTCAAACGTACTCTTACCTCGCTTGCGGAAGGTAAAGAACCTATTACATTTAAGCTCTACGAAAATAATCACAAGTATGAGGGACACACTTGTCATTCTGAAAAACTCCATATGTATGGATCGGGACTGGCTACGGCCCTTGGTGAAGTTTTCCAGCACACTACGGGTGCGGCCAACAAGCACCTTCCCGACGTGTTTACAAACGCTCCTCGGGAGTTTTTGATTGGGTTGCTAGCCGGACTCTTGGATACCGACGGTACCGTTAGTATCGTAAAGGCCAAAGCAAAAAAACAACCTCAGGTTGTTGTCCACTACACTACTATCTCACCTCGACTGGCAGATGAGGTAGCGACACTCGGCCTTCTTCTGGGAGTAAAAACTAAGGTACATACGGCAAAGCGTAAAACGTCGGCGGACAATAAAGAATACCAAGTGCATTTCAGCACGCCAGACCTGAAGTCTATCGCAAAGGAGTTGCCTTGTGCTGTCCAATATAAGAGAGACAACCTGAAAACACTGGCTTCTTGGGACTTTAGTCTGAAGACAATTTCGTCCAAGACAGACCGCGTTCCTCTTCCTTCTAATCTGGTTGCTCCTCTTAAAAAACTAGTAGGTCCCGTTAGGAAAAAAGAGTGGGATACACTTTCTGATGAGAAGGTTTCGGCGTTGCGCAAGCGAGAGAGTATTCATGTTATTCTTAGTAAGGCGAAACGTACAGGGAAGATAGGAAGATCGACTCTGGAGGATCTTATCGAAATCTACGGAAGAGAGACCGTAGCTAAAGTGACGTCTCCCAAATGGCTAGAGTTGGTTACTAACCCCTACATCATTTGGGATTGGATAAAAGACATCACCCCCATAGAAGGCCGTCACACCGCTTGGGACCTTACAGTTCCAGATGGCAACACGTTTATGACGTCAAATCAGCTCATTGTGTACGACACCATGCAGCTCCACGTTCCGGTGGGGCCTAAGGCCGTACAGGAGGCGAAAGACATTACGCTCTCCAACCTTCTTTTTGGCGATAAATCCAAGAGCGACCTGTTGGTGTTTCCGCAGCACGAGGCGATCATGGGTATTCACCACGCGTCTCGGATGGATGATAAGAACAAGACAGTGAAGAAGTTCAAGACGAAGGCCGACGCTATTGCTGCGTACAAGCGCGGTGATATCAGTTTAGGGACGCGAGTAAAAATTGGAGGATGAGGGATGTGCACATTTTTTGAAGAAGGGTATCGAGGAACGTTCGAGAAACTCGGCCTCCTCACGCTTATCCCTACGAGCCGTGAGTCCGCAAAAGATTTCGGAGTGGGTGCGTTGAAAGGTTCTGGTATCGGGGCGGCAGGGGGTGCTGCATTAGGAGGTATAGTGGGGTTGATTGCAAGGGCTGTGAAGCGGCGTAGAGGCGTACCTCTCCCTAAGGGTATGCCTCTCGCAGCCTTAGGATTATTGAAAGGTACCATTGGTGGCGGTGTAGGGGGAGGGTTAGTGGGAGCAAATGTAGGACTCATCAGGGGAGACCTTAAACGCAAAAGGGAAAGGGCAGAACAGTTAGAAAAGTTAAGACAGCTGCGTGAGACCCCCAAAGTTTAGGGACGCGAGTAAAAATTGGAGGATGAGAGATGCGCACATTTTTTGAAGAAGGGTATCAGGCAGCTCTTGTCAAACTCGGAATGGGCGAGATGGGGGGTCCCGGGTGGCAGTGGGGAACTTACGACAGAAATTTGCGTACGGCTGATCAGCAGGAAGCAATCGACGCGTGGTTAGCAAAGATGGACAAAGAAGTGGGCTCTGGTGGTTCAGGATACCATGCGCGACTGGGTAAGTTCGAGAATGCTAACCCGTGGCCGGAGACAATGGGTTACACCGATATTACAGGGTACTACGACTGAAAATGCCCTACTCCTCACCAGCGCAACGAGCCGCAGTCTGGGCTAACCGGAAGTACCAGGACGTAGAGAACCTGGACGCGGTCGTGATCGACAGTCCTTCCACGGGCATTAAGCTGACCAAGAAGGATGTGCTGGATTACTACATGACGCCCGAGGTCAAACGTCGCTTGCTCAGAGAGCTCAAGGGGAAAGACCTGGTCACTGTTCTTAACCGTGAACCAGGGGTCCCTATCGTACGACGTTACCGAAAAGCTGGAGAGCCCCTTCGTGCGCGTACGGGTGACGATATAGCCTGGTTTGCGGAGCGACGCTACTCGGAGTTCCACCCAACTATCGGCAAGACTACTGACCATGTCTGGGTGGACATCGACGCGGGTAAGAACGTCGGAGTTGAAGAACTCAAGCCTGCGGTGAGAGATGTCCAGCGTGAAGTAGCTAAGCTTCCGGGAGTGAAGAAGACCGATGTAGCGTTTTCGGGTGGTACGGGATTCTACGTTCGGGGGAAGCTGGACGCCGAGCGGGATACCGACGTCCTCGAGCGTTCCATCAAGCGCATCATGGCGAAGCTCTCTCGCCGTAAAAACCCCTACGTTGTACGACCCCCTAAGGCTGACGAGATTCGCCTGGATGTCTCGACGTTTCATGACCAGGGTTCGATCCGCGCGCCGTATTCTTTAAACAGTGAAACGGGACTCGTGTCTGTCCCAGTACCTGATAACCAGTTGAAGGGGTTTGACCCGACCACCCACGCCAACCCTCTAGAGGTGATCACGAAGCTCCGGAGAAAGAAGAAGCGCCCCGAATTTGCTCCGGGAATCCCCGGGGGGAAGGCCGTGGAGAAGATCCCTACATTCCGGCAGCCCAAGTCTTGGATGTTGGCGGTGCAGGAACATAAAGCAGAACGTGCCGGTAAGCATTACGATTTGAGACTGGTTGATCCTTGGACGGGACATGCCCACTCGTGGGCCCTTCCCAAGGCCAAGCTGCCTGCCTCGAAAGAGAACGTACTCGCTATCCAGACACCGACACACAGCTCAGACTACGCTCTGGGTTTTGGGGCAGGTGGCCCGAGGGCCATCATGAAGGGCTACGGAAAAGGGACAGTAGAGATCAAGCACAAAGAGCCCGTCCAGGTTCTCGCAGCTTCTCCAGATAAGGTAAAATTTCGGAGAAGGGTAAATGGAAACGAAGAGGACTTTGTGTTATTCCGGACCAAGGATGATTCGTGGCTTTTGAGGAACACTACAGAAAAGCAGGGTGCTGATATGGACACACTTTTTTGGAAGGGATTCGACGAAACACTGCAGAAGCTCGGGGCTACCAAGAAAATCAAGTCGCTTCTCAAACAGAAGCGCCTCTCCACTAGTGAGGCACAGCAGCCTTTGGACGTCGGAGATCAAGGAATGCCTGCCAGTGATCTTGCGCAGGTCTTGTCGGGCGTTACTGTTCCACAACGTACGGAAGGAGACAAGGGCGAAGACAACGTAGAGGATCGGCTGAATCGAAAGACAGTCTGGGGGCCCAAGGAGGAGATCTCCCACGAGGTAGCTTCAGGGCCATCACCGATTGGTTTGGGGTTTTAAATGCCAACGCAGACGCTCGGACAAATCCTCTTGAACCAGCACATCCCCAAGGGTTATCAACTCAGCGGAGAGTCTGGTAAGAAAGAGTTGCGCCAGAAGATGAATGAGCTGGCGCGTAAGGACCCTGTGGCGTATGTGAAAACGATCACGGACCTCAAGCGTGAAGGGGATTCGATTGCGACGTTGGAGGGGCTTTCTGTGGGCTTGGATGACATTGCGCCTGATTACACAATGCGAAATCGGGTACTCCGCCCCTACGAAACCGCATTCGATAAGGCCACTACTGACAAGCAACGGCGACGTATAGCCGAAGAAGCTCAGGACAAGATGTTGTCCATTGCTACTAAACACCCAGGGTCTATGACCCAGCAAGTGAAGAGCGGTGCGCGCGGGAAGCCCGTCCAGTACATGAAGATCATCGCATCCCCCGCTGCTGCTCGTGACCCTTACGGATACACGGAACCGTGGCTTATCCGGAAGTCGTATTCAGAAGGTCTGAAGCCGTCGGACTACTGGGTGGCGGGCAACGAAGCCATTCTGGACACCATCAAGAGTACGGTGTCGGTGTCGGAACCTGGTGAATTGTCTAAGATCTTGGTGAGTAACATGGCAGATGCTCTCATCACGGAGGAAGATTGTGGAACACACAACGGGATTCTCATGGACGTTACTGATCCCAACATCGTGGACCGTTATCTCGCACGGGATACGAATAGATACCGGCGGAACACTCTCATTACGTCTATGGTCCAGTCCAATATTCGTAAATCCGGGACTGCCAAGATACTAGTCCGCTCTCCCATGACGTGTGAAGCCGACGACGGTATTTGTCAGAAATGCCAGGGGCTCGACGAGAAGGGCAACATACACGAGATGGGCGTAAATGTAGGCGTTCGTGCGGCATCCGCCATGGCAGAACCGTTGGCGCAGTTTGCGTTGGACGCTAAGCACGGTGTGCGTACAGCAAAAGGCGACCGTGCACGCCTGCAGGGCGTTTCGGGTTTTCGTCAGATTATAGAGTCCCCTAAACAGTTTATGAACAAGGCGACGCTTGCCGACGTGGACGGGAAGATCACCAAGATCGAAAAAGCTCCGCAGGGTGGTACATATGTGAATATCGGAGAGAGGCAGCACTTCGTAGCTCCTACTTTTGAGGTGGTAGTTAAGAAGGGGGATACCGTAGAGCGGGGTGATCAGTTGAGTGAAGGTATTCCCAAGCCTGATGAAGTTGTTAAGTACAAAGGTCTCGGTGCAGGCCGCCTTTACCTCGTAAATTCTCTTCGAGACCTTTACTCCAACCAAGGGAAGGACCTTGATCAACGACATTTTGAGATCCTGGCAAAAAACGAACTCAACAATGTGCGCATCTTGAACGACCCTAGTAACGAATACATTAAGGGGGATGTAGTCTCGTACAACAAGCTCCGGGCTAATTTGGCAAAGGGCTCAAAAGAGATTCCTGTAAACGAATCTCTAGGTGAGACGCTTGCCAAACCTTACTTCCACTTTTCAGTAGGACAACGAGTCACTCCTTCTGTACTACATTACCTTAAGAAGGAGGGGGTGAAGACCGTGAGCGTAGCTCCGCGAGCTCCCGAGGTAGAATTCATTATGAAACCTGCGACTCGAGCTCCCCTCCTGAATCCCGACTGGATGGCACGGTTGGCACACCGAAACTTGAAGTCTACCCTTCAGGAAGCAGCCCACTTCGGGGATGTTTCGAATTTACACGGTACACACCCTGTTCCTGCGTACGCATATGGCGTAGACTTTGGGCGAGGAGAGCGAGGTCGCTACTAGATGTACGAGAGCCCCTACATGCAGGGTCGGCACGCGGTCTATTCCCAGCTAGGGATAGACAAAGAGGCGGCTCCCCGTTCTCTTGTGCGTTTCGGCAAATTTCTCAAATCGAAATTACCTTCGAGTGGTGCCGTAAAGCGCTTCTTCAGAGGGGATCCCCGTCGAGCGGCATATGAGTGGCGCATGAGCCAGTCGCTGAAACCCGGAAGCGTGTTTAGGAAAGGTTTCGAAGCACCCTCCATGTTTGATAAGGCATTGCTGTATGGTTTTCCTGCGGTAGAGTCCGTCAATATCATGCGGGGGGAGAAGGGTGAACGGGCGGAGCGTCTTGGGGGCCTTTTGGGGGGCACTGCGGCAGGTCTTGCAGCTTGGGGGCCTACTGGGCTTCTCGGATCAATGGTTGCAGGAAGTATCGGTGAACGTCTAGGACGTGGATTAGGGCGTACAGCTAAGTACGTGACTCACAAGACGCCTCGAGCGGGGGAAATCCCGGATAACAAATTGACTCTTGGATATAATGGAGAACCGCCATATACTTGGCGTTGATTACAGGAGGTACACATGGACCCGACAACGAGCACCATTTTGAAAGTCGCTTATGCTGAAGGCGTGAAGCAAGCGTTACTTGAGCATGGAGTTGACGAGGCAACCGCTACAGCCCAGAGTGAAGCATTCACTGAAGAAAAACTGGCCGGAGTCAAAGAGGTTGCCTCTATGATCGGGCGAGGTGCTAGGGCTGTAGGTTCTAAGGCGCAAGGTATCGGAACTGCTGTAGGTTCTAAGGCGAAAGGTGTCGGAACTGCTGTAGGTTCTAAGGCGAAAGGTGTCGGAACTGCTGTAGGTTCTAAGGCGAAAGGTGTCGGAACTGCTGTAGGTTCTAAGG